ACCCACACTATCAACAAAAATCGCTACTGGCTTTATATCGCTTCTTTGATAAACTCCAAAAATTTCTCTTGCAAGTTGGGTTGTGTCTGGTATTTGGTAGCGATGAAAATCTAAGACGTTGTATCCTTTTCTAATACAAAGCACACTAAAATCGTCTCCCTCACGTGCCACATCTAGCCCAAAAATAACATCATCGTTATTAATAAATTGCTCTTTTAAAAATGCATTTTCAATTAATGAAAGATTAAAAAGCGCATTTGAAGTAGTGTCTAAAAACTCCCCAAATATCTCCTGGCGTGCTACATCGCTATCTATCCCACCAAGATCAGCGACTAATCTATTAATCTCCTCTTTTTTTAGCAGCGGATTATCATATGAGCTAAATTGGAAATTCTTCCACTCCTTTTCTTCTCTCATTCCTTTTTGCGCTAACTCATAAAATTTATTCTTCCCTTTTGGCACTCCACCAATAAACGCTCTTGAGTTTGGATTATCAAGAAGCATTGGCGAGATAGCATTGTCCCACAAATAAGCGTTTTTTAAAATAATCCCTGCTTCATTTAATATTACAATATCATACCCAAAGCCCTCAATATTCTCTGGTCTTTCTGCACTTCTCATATCAAGATAGCCCTCATTAATACTTAGCTTTTTATCTTGAGAGTGAAATTTATATAGCTCTTTTGGTAGGGCTTTTAATTCAGGCAAAAAATAACGCTCATAATATCTTTGCAAATTTGAAGTGATAGTATCAACCCAAAGCACTTTTTTACCCTCTAAAAGCCACTCAATACACGCATTTGCCATACCTTTTGTAAAGCCAAATCGTCTACCTTTTTCTATCGTGGTAAATCTAGCTGTGTTGTTAAAAAAGACCTCTTTTTGTTGGGGCGTATAGCTTAGGCTCAAATTTATATCACTCACTTTGCCTCCTTTTAAACATTGTCTTAATAAAAGTACAAATCGCACTGCTTACAACTACGCAAAAGATTTTACTCACCCCTTATCTCCTTTCGCTCAATTATTATCTTTGTTTCATCTTTTTGCACGTTTGCATTATTTATCTGTGTTGTAACTCCTCTTTGATTAACCCCAAGTGTTAAACTAGCCTTATCAATCATTTCTTGCAGTGCCTTATAATCATTCGCATTTAATTCTACAGGCTCAAAATTTTGCACCCCTTCCCCTACGTTAATCTTTTCAAGCTTAGTATTTTTATCTAGCATATCTATCACTCTATTAAGATTTTTTTGCGTAGCGTTAAAGA